ATGGATGTTTGGTGCCATGTTTACCGGCGCTAACATATTTATTAGTTGGTTATTGTCGGTTACAGGCTCTTGGCATCATCCGTGAGTAATAAAACCGCCGCACCTGAATTTGGAGTTAGCAAATGGCAATTTTTACATCATATCCGGTTAATTTGATTACGAAATCGGTTATTGTTGATACTTCAACCGATGGAAAAGTCGAAGTTAAAAGCGAAACTGACAATGAAAAAGTTCAATCATCTTTGGAGGCCAAGGACGCAATCCGAAACGTTACACGTAGTTAGAATGAAAAAAAACACACTTATTATTAACAACAATAAAGGAATAATTACCAATGAGCGATGATGTAAATACTACAGCGGCAACCGCCGCGACTACGGAAACAACGGTCAGTAAAACTGTTACGTCGATTAGCTACATTTCCGAATTCTTTTCGGCAATGTCGCATGGTGCGGCCATTGTTTATCACAAAATTCTTGCGATTGACGATGACGTTTTGAATTGGACGCATGATAACGTTGCCATTCAACCGATGATTGATGAAGCGGTTTCATTTGGAACGTTGTTCCTGACTGCCCACGGCATTCCGGTTGCCGCCGTTGAAGTTGCCGCCGCCGCCGTTATGTCGGCGCTTAAAAGCATGGCCGCGAACGATGCCACGGTTGCAAGTTACGTTCCGGTCCCGGTTAAATCGCTTTAACAACAAGGAAAACAAACATGCGAAGTTATTTAACTTATGCGTTGCTTGCGCTATCATTGAGCGGATGCAACGCTATAACCGCTTTGGTTAATCCCGTTGCTCCCGCCGATGTTGCGGCATTGGAGGAAGCGACTACAATTGCCGAAACTTTGGCGCTGAATTACACGCGGTTGCCGCCGTGTCCTTCGACCGCGTTATGTTCGGATTTGATGACAAAACAAAACATCAAACTTTATGGGCAAAAGGCGCATGATGCTGTAAAAGCTTTGCAAGCGTCATCGGCTTCCGGCGCTCCCGCTGCTTATGCCACCGCACAAGCTGCGCTTACGGCATTTCAGGCATCCATTCCGCCCGTTACCAAAACCAATTGAGGATAAATATTCATGGACCCGTTAACCGTAATTTCATTGATTGAGGCACTTATTCAATTTGCCGGACAAATTCCCGAACTTGTCACAGCGGGTGAAACTGCAATTGGATTATTGAAGACTGGCACCGCGCCAACCGCCGATCAACAAACCCAAATTGATGCGGGACTTGAAGCTGCGAATAATGCGTTGCAAGCATCGTGATTTTACTTCCGCCTGTTAATCCCGCTGGAATTTACGGTTATGCAGCGGGATTGACAACGTTTTGTTTAGGCGAAAACAATACATTTGGCACTTGTGCTTTTGCCGGTATTGGCAATGGACATGCGGTTGTCACTAACGTTTGTTCTCCGCCTGTTCAGATCATGTCTGACGGTGAAATTGAACGAATGGACAACGCAGTTACCGGCTTCATACCGACCGATCGTTTGTCGGATCACGGTGCGGCGTTAATTACGGTTTTGAATTATTGGCGAGATCACGGTTGGGCAGGTGATCCCACCATGGTCCCGCTTGATCGTCAGGAAATTACAGTAAACCAAATTTCAGCGGCGGTTGATGCGATGGGATGGGCTTATTGTGGATTTCAGTTACCTAAAATTGACGGGGAATTTGATTTATCTGACAAATCTGTGCGCGATGGTGTGCCGGGTAAAGATGCCCATTGTATGACGGTTATTGGCGCTTCTCCTGGTTTTTTTGAAGTCGCTACCTGGGGGGAACGACGAACGGTTACAGATACATGGATGAGAACCTATTTCCGTTGTGGTTATGCAATTTTGCATCCGCTTTGGCGGAGACCCGTTGTGGGCAATTGAGGTTTTGAAAAATGCGTAAATTTAAGTTAGCTCTTGCGTTATTTATCGCATCGTCAACGTATGGGTTGGCTGAACAACAATTTAATCCGGCATTTCAAAACACACCGGCAACACAGATTATTGCGGGGACTGGTATTTCAATTTATCCCCGTTCCCCGTGCATTGGTAAATGTATTATTAATGCAATTGCCGGTAACGGAAGCGTATTGGATGTTGCGGTTGCCACAGCAAACGGTTTCGCCGGCACGGTTGCAAATCCGACTACGCATCCGGTTATAACAGTTTTATTTACCGCCATTGCGCCAAATACTTTTCTCGGTAATCCTAACGCTTCCTCTGGCATTCCCGTTCCGGTTGCGATTGGGGATTGTCACGGTTCTGGCGATGCACTCACATACGTTGCCGGAACTGGTTTCAGTTGTCATAATTTATCTGCTGGTACTGGAACTGTAACGGTCGTTACAGTTGCAACTGCAAATGGCTTCGCTGGAAGCGTTGCAAATCCAACGTCAACACCGGCGTTGACTATAACCGCGCCAGGATGCACAGGGGTTTGCAAAGGCAATGGAACTGCACTCGGAAACGCGAGTGCGGGAACGGATTATCTTGCGCCATCTGGCAACGGTTCGGCCTTAAGCGGGATTACAGCGGGACAGGTCGGTGGATTGGCAGCGTCGGCAACTACCGACACGACAAACGCAAATAACATTTCAAGCGGCACGCTGAATGCATCGCGATTGCCCACAATTCACCGTGAAGCTTGCGAGGTTTGGGACAACACTTTTACCGTTGTCGCGAATACGTTTCAATTCCCAATTCGTTACGCAACTTATACGATAACGAATGCGAGCTATTTAACCAACGGAAGCGGGACGCCATCGTTTAGTGTCGCGGTTAAGATAAATGGAACGAACGTAACGGGATTATCAGCGTTGAGTGTCAGTAGTTCGTCAATTACGAATACCGGCGCGACCGCTGCCAATACCGGCGTTCAAAATGATCTTGTTACGTTTACGGTATCCTCCCCAAGTGGCACGCCACAACAAGCTTTTGTCTGTATTGACCTTCAAACATCGGTGAATTAAAATGGGGAAATTTAAGTTAGCGTTTGCGTTCCTCGCGGCATTTTCCGTTCCCGCGTTGGCGCAGCAATACAGTGCAAACAATTATCGCGCTCTTGACCTATTCGCGGTTACGGTCAGTAGCACGCCGGTTGCAGCGGTTACAGGTCCGGCTTACGGTTGTCAGTTTACATCGTCGGTTGATTTGATCGTTGATACGACTGGTAAGCTTGGCGTGTTGTCGCCCGCTGGTACAAGTGCTACCACAACTTCGCAATTGCTTCCCGCTGGCGTTGCGTGGCAATGCGGCGCATTGGCAAGTGGCGCGGTTGTGTCGGTTAATTGTTCCGGCGGCGGAACGTGCAATTGGCAGGGTAACAGGTGGTAATTATGAAACGCATTTTACTCGCAACGGCTTTCGTCGCGTTAGCAAATTTAAGCTACGCGGCGGGACCAAGCGGCACAGCGCCAACAAAGTTAATTGCAGGAAGTAATGTTACACTTTCGCCGCAATCACCTTGTTCACGAAATTGCACTATTAACGCTTCAACCGGAAGCGGAACGGTTACCGGTCAAGTTTGTGAGACGTGGGATAGCACGTTAACCGTTGTCGCTAACGTATTTGAATTCCCAATACCATGGGCGAGCTACACCGTTACGGGAATGAAATCGGCAACAAATGGAACTGGCACACCGTCATTTACAGTTGCCGCTAAAATTGCCGGGACGAATATAACCGGATTATCGGCGGTTGCGGTCAGCGGTTCAACAAATACCGTTACAGCGGCAAGCGGCGCGAATACGGGAAGCGCAAACGATCAATTAACGTTGGTTGTGAGTGTGCCAAGCGGAATACCACAACAAGCTTATGTTTGTTTGGTTATAACTCATACGGTGAATTGATATGTTGATAATTAATCGGCGTAGATTAATTACGGGTGCGTCTGCGTTGGCGGCGTTTTCGACAATCAAATTGAAAGGTGCAAAAGCTGCAACGGGCCATAGATATTGGAGGATTAACGTTCAATCCAACGTTGCCGGTAGTTTTCTGCAAATTCAAGAGGCAACTATGGCGTTGTCAATTAGCGGAAGCAATGTATTCGGTTCAGGAACAGCAACGGCTGATAGCAGTTTTGACGGAACGGTTTTACCGCCAAATGTAGTCGATGGAAATCCTTCTACAGTATGGGCGACGGCATCGGCGGGAAATGGTTGGTGGCAATACGATTTTGGTTCGGGTAATAATTTTGACATTGTGGAGACAATTATAACTCCCCCAACTACGCTTTTAACACGCTCTCCTTCTCAATGGACACTAATCGGCTCTGATGACGGAACAACATTTTTTGGTAAACAAGCGTTTGTTGCCGGAAGTTGGGTTCTATCAACACCGCAAACATTTGATGCGACTTATCGCGCGCAATCATGGGACCCGTTGATTGTCGCGCCTGGAACTACGCTGTCGGGTTCAAATTTAATTGCCACTTTTACAACCGGATCGTTTAACACGCAAACCGGGACGGCATTTTTTTCGTCCGGAAAATGGTATTTTGAAGTCAGCGTTACCGCCGTGGGGAATGCTTGTTTTATTGGCGTATCTCAGGGGAACCCGCCCGGCAATACATGGGTGGCGAATAATAGCAACGGAACCGGTTGGGAGAATACCGGAGACACATGGAACAATAGCGGATTGAACCATGGCGGCGGGGGTGGTTTAACTTATACGACGGGTGACGTTATTGGGATTGCCGGTAACGGAACGAACGTGTTTGCTCGCAAAAATGGAGGCGGGTGGAATGGCCTAAGCGGTCCCGCTGATCCCGTTGCAAATACAGGAGGTTTTGATATGTCATCTTATTTCGCTGCGAGTGGGGGAGTTTTACCCGCCATTTCCGGCAACGGTGCTACCAAATTAACCGCGAATTTTACAGGACCATTTGTTAACCCTAGTCCATTTGCAATTGCCGCCGGTCCGCGAAGTTTAATCATGCAATAAAATGCGAACTCAACTCACCTTTTACGATCCTTTTCATCGCGATACCTCTTGGATAACGCAAGAGGTTGTCGAAGATTACGCTGGCGCGTTGCTACACGGTAACGATACGGCGGAATTGTGCATACAAAAATGGTCGCGTAACGATCCCCAAAAAATGCTATTGCTTCGCGAGCAACTTGTGGGCAATCGACGCGCGGTTGAGCAACTGCAAACTGAATTAATTGACGAATACGGGGAAGAATATTTTATTGGTAAACCGATGACGAAGGCGCAACGTGTGCGTGAATTGGAACGGCGGTTATTGATCGAACCGGACAATAAAAAAGCCGCCGAGTTATCAAAGGAAATTCGCGAGTTAAACGGGGAGACAGTTAAACCGGCTGAAAAGGGAATATCTGTAACGGTCAACACGACACCAACAAAGGTTGTGTTTGACCGCGCCAATCCGCGCGAAAGCGAACGTATCGTTATGAGTGTATTGGGCGCACTCAATTGATAGTTCCATTTGATTTTGATTTTAAGTTGCCGGACTATGGCTCGGTTTGGGAATGGCGCGTTAAATTAATAACGCTCATTCGCGAGAGTGAAACGCAAGATGCGTTCAATGATTATTATCGCGCAAACCCTGGCGCGTTTATTAGTCATTGGGGTTGCACATGGGATCCCCGGAATGCTGACATAGGATTGCCCACAACGATCCCGTTTATTTTGTTTGAAAAACAGGAGGAATGGATTGAATATATCATGCGTAAATGGCGCGCGCGTGAAAACGGGTTGACTGAGAAAAGTCGCGATGGCGGGCTGAGTTGGTTGGCAATCGCATTGAGTTGCACACTTTGTCTTTTCAACGATGGTGTATCAATTGGGTTTGGTTCGCGTAAGGAAGAATACGTTGACAAGTTGGGCGATCCTAAATCGTTATTTTGGAAAGCTAGATTTTTTATGAAGAAACTGCCGGTTGATTTTCGCGGCGGTTGGGATGTTGACAATGCGCCACACATGCGAATTCTTTTCCCGAAAACGGATAGCTCAATTACAGGGGAAAGCGGCGACGGAATTGGACGCGGTGACAGGAAATCAATTTATTTCGTTGACGAAGCTGCGCACATTGAACGTCCGCAATTGGTTGACGCATCGTTGAGTGCAACAACCAATTGCCGTCAGGACATATCGAGTGTTGCCGGAATGGATAACCCTTTCGCGCAAAAACGGTTCGGCGGGAAAATTGAAGTTTTTACATTCCATTGGCGCGATGATCCGCGCAAAGATGAAGCATGGTATCAGAAACAAAAAGATGATTTAGACTCGGTAACGGTTGCACAGGAAATTGATATAAATTACAATGCCTCCGTTGAGGGGATTGTAATACCGCACGAATGGGCACAATCTGCGGTTGATGCCGACGTTAAATTGGGATTTGAAGCAACCGGGGGCGTCGATGCCGCATTAGATGTTGCCGATGAAGGAACTGATTTGAATGCGTTTGGTTCTAAACGCGGCATTAAATTAACTGTGTTGGAGGAATGGAGCGGCAAAGGAAGCGACACGCTTTATACATGCGAACGCGCTTTTGCCATGTGTGATGATAACGATTGCACATCATTTTTATATGATGCCGATGGCATCGGTAGTTCAATTCGCGGCGATAGTCGTATGATTAACGAACGTCGGAAAACAAATCAGCAACGGTTAATTGTTGTCAATCCGTTTCGCGGTTCGGGCGAAATTTTACAGCCTGAACATCAAATGGTTAAAGGTAGAAAAAACAAGGATTTTTTCGCCAATCGAAAAGCGCAATCATGGTGGTCCCTTCGTATTCGATTTCAGAATACATTCCGGGCGATTAATGCGTTGGCGAATGGGGAAAAGGTTGAATTTAATCAAGATGATTTGATCGTCATTTCTTCAAAATTACCGATGTTTGCTAAGCTTATGATTGAGTTGTCACAACCAACCTATGAATTAAATATTGCCGGTAAGGTGTTGATTAATAAAAAACCTGATGGCACACGCTCGCCTAATTTGGCTGACGTTTTGATGATGCTCTATTCGCCGCGACGCCACGGATTATTTTCATAAAGGCGGGATCTGATGTTTGGGAATTTATTCAAAAAGAAACCTGCGCCGCTGATACAGGCAACCGCTCGCGCAAGCAGTCTTTTTTCGACGCATGCCGAGGATTTTGGCGGGCGTGGCAGCAATGCGATATTGCGCCGTAGGGCAGCACTGGCGGAACGCATAAACCTTGCCACGCGCGGTCCCGTGCCTGTAGCGAGGGAGGGGCGGCAAATCGGCACTTTTGATGCTGACGATATAGGCGATAGCGTTAAACCTCAATATGGTTTGGGATTTGCCGGTATCAACGATACTCAATTAATGTGGTATTCGTCACAGGGTTTTATCGGTTATCAAATGTGTGCCATATTGGCGCAACATTGGATGATTGACAAAGCTTGCACGATGCCAGCAAAGGACGCGGTTCGCAAAGGTTATCAAATCACATTGAACAATGGGGAAAAACTTGATCCCAAAGTTCTCGATTTGATACGCGAATTTGATGAAGACAAATTTGATATAAACTTCAATATGCAATCATTCATTCGCTTTGGTCGCATCTTTGGTATTAGGGTTTGCAAATTCGTTGTCGAAAGTGACGATCCGGATTACTATTTAAAACCGTTCAATATTGATGGCGTTCAACCGTATGCCTACAGGGGGATTGCACAAATTGATCCTTATTGGATTGTTCCTGAGTTATCAACGCAAGAGACGTTAACGCCCGGTTCAATTCATTTTTATGAACCTACGTTTTGGCGCGTCAATGGCGAGGTTATTCATCGTTCGCATTTGGTGATCTTCCGAACAAGCGAAGTTGCCGACGTGTTGAAACCGTCGTATTATTACGGCGGCACAAGCCTACCGCAAAAGATATATGAACGGGTTTATGCGGCGGAACGGGTTGCCAACGAAGGTCCGATGCTGGCAATGACGAAACGTTTAACTGTGATGAATACAAGTTTGGAGGAAGCACTTGCCGATCAAACTAAATTTGATGAACGCATGACGTGGTGGACAGAAACACGAGACAACTACGGGGTTAAAGTTAACGAAACCGGCGACACCATCGAACAATTTGAAACGTCATTAACCGGCTTTGATGAATTGATGATGAGTGAATATCAAATTGTTGCAGCAATTGCCGAAGTGCCAGGAACCAAGTTGCTCGGAACGCAACCGAAAGGGTTTAATTCTACAGGTGAATTTGAAGAAAGTTCATATCACGAATTTCTGGAAAGTTTGCAGTCTGACGATTTAAATAAATTGTTGCGGCGGCATTACCGATTGATGTTACGCTCGTGGATCAATCCGAAAATGAATACGGATTTGCGAAACATAACACCAATTTGGAATTCACTTGACGCCATGACGGCACAGGAACGCGCGGCGGTAAATCTGACAAAGGCGCAAACCGGCGCGGCATTGATTGCCAGTCAGGCAATTGAACCTGTGGCGGAATTGAAACGGATTATTGCCGATCCTGAAAGCGATTATACCGGGTTATCATTGGACGATTTGCCGGACATACCGGACACGGTTGACGCCGATGGTAACGTGATTGCAAGCGAAAAGACGGCGGGAGCGCCAAGCGCGAAGGCGATTAAAGCACCAGCGGAAGCCGGAAGCTAACAATGGCAAAACGTCGAAAGAAAAAACGTAATTACATCGTTGGCAAGCCGTTGTTAAATCCGGCACCGATTGAACTTAAATACGGTAACGCAATCAAAGTTAACGTCGAAAAAATGACGGCCAAAATTCGCAAAGACGTATTTGAATTGTTCAATCGTGATTACGCGCAAGAGCATTTTGCCGCACTCGGCCAACCTGTGGGCACAATGGACAGTGAAAATACGGGGAGCCAAATTCGTATTTTAATGAACCGATTGAAATCAAATTACGATCAATTATTCGGTCGGTTGGCAATGGGATTGTCACCGTGGATGGCGAATTCGGTAAATCGTTCGTCGGCAACACAAGTCAGCACGTCAGTTGTTGATATGCCGAACTTACGATCTGAGGGACGAACGTTAACGTTGGATATTCGCAAGCTTGACGAAGCGACAAAAACAATATTGAAAACGTCGGCAGCGCGCTCAACAAATTTTATTAAATCCATTCCAGACCGATATATAAACACAGTTACAAATGAAGTTTATGATAGCATAACAAAAGGCCAGGGGTTGAAAGACCTTGAAGCGTTTTTCGATAAGCAGGAAAGTTCGATTGCCAATTGGTCACATAATACCGCGATGGATCAAATCCGAAAAACGTTTAACGGATTGAACGCAGGACGAATGAAAAACATTGGCATTACGCGCGGGGAATGGTTGCATAGCGGGGGAAGTCAACATCCTCGCGAGTTGCACGAAGATTTTGACGGTGAAACGTTTAGTTTAAGCGAAGGCGCACCGGTTGGCGATGATGACGGTAATATGGTTATGCCCGGAGATGAACCTAATTGCCGTTGCACGTTCGCGCCAGTTGTTCCTTTTGAAGATGATGAGGAAGAAACAAACGACACAAGCGACGGATAGGCGCTTTACCTTTAAGGGGAATCGCTTTAGAACCTTGACGCGCAAGAGGTTATAATGACCGCACGGATTTATGATAGCAATGGATGGTTTGAAATTCCCGCCAACCCGTTAACTCGGGTTGGTGTGTTTGATTATTTGGGCCGTTCAATTAATGCACCTGAACCGGATCGAATTTATAAAGTTCTCCGGCCAGCGGAAGAATTGAGCAACCCGGAAACACTTAACTCGTTGCGTTTGTCACCATTGATTGTCAATCATGTAATGTTAGGTGATCCAACCAAAGATGCCAATTACATGCCCGCTGAACAGAAAGGTGTTCATGGTGTTATCGGTGACAACGTTTATTTCAATCCCGATGATGGTGTTGTTTATGGTAATTTGAAAGTCTTTTCGACAACTCTCGGAAAACGTTTGAATGATCCTAAAAGCGGCACACTTGAATTGTCATTAGGTTACAAATCAATTTATGACTTTACCCCTGGAATATGGAACGGAATTGCGTATGATGCTGTTCAACGCAATCAACGGGGTAATCATATTGCTGGCGTTCCCGATGGACGCATGGGCGGCGACGTTATCGTGCTTGACAGTTTAACCGCAACATTTGATGAAAAGGATTTAGTTATCGTGGCAAAAAATACGAAATGGATTAACGCAATGATGTTGCGTTATACAACTAAGCCCGGTAAAAAGAATAAAGCCGGTTTGATGGGCGGAACGTCTATTGCAACGATGGATGAAGATATTGCAACGGCGGAAAATGATGCCGCGCCAACTCTTGAAGATATTAAAGATTTCCTCAATACCATTGGTCCATCGTTGGCTGAGATTACCGAACAAGTTACTCCCGCTGATCCTGACGAAAACGGCGATGATTATGAGGACGTAATGGACGCGGAAGGCAAGCCGGTTATGGACGCGGCAACCGGTAAAGCGAAGCGCGCGAAAAAAGGCGCAAATTCATTCGTCAAAAA